TAGAATAGGATTGTTATGCCAACAATTAGATATAAGTACAAATAAACAAACCTTGCCCATACCTGTTCCCTTTTCTGGTGTTATATCTGGGGAGGCAACTACTATTGCTCTGGATGCTGGGATGGCTTCTAAGACAATTAGTTTAAGTGGTATTATATTAGACCAAGAAATAAAGAAGAAGAATGCACATAATTCAGAAGTCACTAAAACATTAACCGCATTTGAGATAGGACAACTCATACATTCATATGTTGATTCTTCTTTCTTACATGAAGACCAGAATTTATCTAAGTTAATTGTATTAATGCCTAGCCGTGTGAATACAGACTTTGATTATTATAGCGGAGTTACTTCAGATACTGCTTTACAAGATTGCCCTCTAGTACCTTTTACTTGGGCCAACCGTGATTATGATATACCACAAACAAAATCAGGCACAAAACTATCGTTTGGTGGAACGCCTTGGCCTGATGTTATAACTTCAACAGATGAAATACCCGGTATTACTGGTTTTATAAACGACTTCTCATGTTCATTTACTGGTGCAGAATTGCCTGCTATTTCTTTTAGTATGACATTTACACAAGCATCAACAGCAATATCAGACTTTATTAACGCAGGATTTTAGGTGACAATATGCCCGGTGTATATGTGGGGGATACGAAAGCATTAGTTTTTCCTATGCTATGCGATGGTTATTTAAAGCAAACTTATACTGATTATAACTTAGCATCATCAGAACTAGATTCTAGGGGTGGCCCTTGGGGTTTGGAATCATTTACAATAGAGGCTATTATTACACCCTATGATGTAAATGGATATGGAAGTTGGACTACTGCTGATAGAGGCAATTTAAATTCTACACGAACCCCACCAAGTTTAGGTGATAGCACTTCTAATCCTACTCATTATCAAAGTTATGATTACTTCACTACTAATAGGTTAACACACAAAATGATGATTTATTATAATACTAAATTTCAACTGTATTTAGAAAACCGAGCAGCCTCTAATAATAATAGACCTGCTGAATATAGATTAGTTGCAGAATTTGCAGATGGTTCTGATAATGTAACAAGTGATGTATTATTAACAGGAACAAATAGGTTAAATAATTTTTCAGATTCAACCAGTTATTATTCTGGAACCGCTAGTACCCTAAAACAAGTTACAACAAATGCTCAAAGTTCGTTACCTTATAATACATTAACATTTGATAGTACCTCTTGGGGAAACCAGTTAGATGTATTAGCGGCAACGGCTACTGGTAGTGTTACGTTTAGCGGCGCACCAGAATCCTATTATCCTGCGCAAAACGCTACTGCTTCAATTACTGCTACTAACAATAATTTTAGTGTTGATACTTTAGCAACGGCAGGTACAGGTTCTATTAAATTTGGTGCTAATCCTGATTCAACTACAAATTCAGACACAAACGAATATATTCAAGTTGTAAGTGAAGATGGAAATACCACAACTAAATGGTATGCTATTACGGGTGCTACTAATGGTGCGCCATTACAAGCATCAGGTTATCCAGCAGGTTCAAGGGCTTATGATAGAAAGGGAGATGCTGAATTAACTTGCGGGCAATTTGTTACTGCTGTTAATCTAGTAAATGCTGGATGGGGTGGAACAGTATCAGGTGGGCCAGAACCCGATACTCAAGTAGGCGCACCTGATATTGTTGCTACCTTTGTAGCAGATATAGATGACCCTACTGGTGGTAGTCTTTCAAAGGGTTCTGCTATGCCCTCTGGTATAACAATAACTCAAATGGCAAATGGTGTAGCAGAAAGTATTGTTACACATAATTATCTTACTATTACAACTGGTGGTAGTGCTAAGTTATATCACCCTTATCCTTCTGCTTCTTCGGTTACCATTGGAACTTCTATTAGTAGAAATGATGGTAATAGCACTATAACAGTATATCCCTTTAAAAAGCAAGGCACATTAGCAAACACTTATGTTAGTTTAGCACAAGCAATTAATCATAGTAACGGAAATACTCAGGTTACTGCTGCGGTTGGAAGTGGTTCTCCATTACCACTCAATTTAACTGTTGATGCCGGTGGTACAGCAGGTAATGACTATACTATAACTAAAACAAATATGGGACACGTGACTGTAAATGATTTTTCTGGTGGAGAGGCTGCTAGTGAACCCGCTAACTCTATTCAACTTATTGATAGTGATGGAACAACTACTAAATTTTTAGCGGCACATGCAACTAAATCTAGTAATGCTACTGGTTCTACTATTGCTTTTGGAAGTCCATCTGTAACTTATGTTATTTATCGGCTTCCTACTGGTGGTGGTTCTAATAGAACAAACTTTGCAGCAGCAGTTAATGGTATAAGTGCCTTAGATATAACAGCAGAAAATGATGGCAGTAATCAGAATAAAGTTAACTTAACACAAGGAACATCAGGTGCTGCTGGCAATACCACTATTACAGAAAATGTATCTAATGTTACGCGTGTGAATTTTAGTGGTGGTGTTACTGCTGCTACTCCTGATGAATATATACAAATTATTAGTGCTGATGGCGCAGTAACTATTAAATTTAAAGCATCTAATTTAGGCTCACAATCCAATGGGT